CGCTGCCCGTCTTTGACTTTCGTCAATGGCTTTCGCCAGTGCGTATAGCACCTGGTGTTGTATTGTCTGTGGTCTCGATTAAATCGCATTGCAAGAGACCCTTTTCAAATCACAGAACCCCACCGATGGGTTGCTTGTGACTATGGATATAGCTCCACTGGCTTTCCCTTGAAGACAAGGAATTTTCCCTCTAACAACGTTTTGTTTTTAAAACTGAGGGGCTGGAACATTTTGTTCCACTTTGGAAAATGCTTGATTCGAAACTCTAGAAGACTCAAATTTGTCACTTTCCGATGAGTCCGACTAAGACTCTATGCGGTCCAATTAATAATTGTCCACATTTCTTTGGAGAGGCTCATTGTAATCAGCGTTCTATCTGGATATATTAACCTGAGGTGCCTTACTCTCCTCCTTAGAATCGATTTCCTCTTTCTCTAATAGCTCCTTAAAAGAAGCTATAATGGTATTCTGCAAAATTTACTTATCTGATTCGAAAAGCTCCACATAGGAATTCACAAAAATGGAATAGCACTGTTCAAGGTACCATTTTCTCTCACTGAAAGGATAGGCTGTCAAACCAAGCTATTCTGTGATAGCAGATAACATTCTTTGATGAGTATTTTGGTAAGATGAGTCTGCTGTTTTTAAAGGCTTATATCTTGAACTCATATTGTAAGGATCGACTAAACCACTAAGGCCTCCAGATACTTTAGACATAAGATCCCCCCCTATTTTAGATGTTAAAGCTTGAAATGTCTTTTCTCCAGCATAAGAAACTCCCGCATTTATACTCTTTTCCAACCTGCTAAGTATACCCTCATTAGCCGATCCCTTTCTCGCTATCTGCTTAAATTCTTCTTTAACTGTACTTCTGTTGATCATGGGGATATTCAACTCTTAAAGAAAAGATTGGTCTCCTGAAGCTGACAAGAAAGAAACATCTTCATCTAACGCTGCGATGAAAGTATTGTTGTAAGGAAAAGTGTACGTGTAATTCAAGTCAAAATGAACTGACATATTAAAAGCTGTCGGGAGATTAGTAGTTATGGACAAGGCAGGAGTTGTGATAACTAAATACTCGACATACTCAAACTACAAGTCGGAAGCTGTTGGCGCCTAGTTGAAAATAAGATCTTCATTCTACACAGCAGATTACATATTTAGCTTATCCATAGACAATGGGCTACCCATTTATATCATTTAATTCACTGAAACCCCTGCAGAAAATTGCTAATAGTTTAATCTTCCACCGTACGCCATACCTGCCAAGTTGGCTGCTGGTGCGCTTATTCGCACGCTAGCAGAAGCTGCCCAAACGAACCCTCCTACAGAAAAAGTGTTAAAGTCTCCTCCATAAGTTGTGGCCATTGTTAATCCAGCCAAGCTGGAGAGATTCTTCACAGCAGCTATTGTGTCAGTCAGATAGTACTAAAATCCTGAATATCTAGTAGCAGAGTTTGGGTATGCTAATGGTGAGTACAAGAGGACTAAGTAGCCATTATAACATGTGAGTTGTGGCAGTATGTACTCTGCATGCATAATTTTACTTGGAGTGTTGACTGCATGACCTTGTGCCATATAAGCCGTTGACTTCGTGCCTGGACACATTTTCTAGATCATGAATTAGTCTTGGAGACTTAACCTAATCTGTCTAGATGCTTGTTGGATATCGAATCCCCTCTATTGACCTATCATAGGTGTTTTTAAAGCTGTTTATGGTTTGGATGTTCTAGGTCTATTCTTATTCTATCTCTTTCGAGGAGATTTATTGAACTCTTTCTTTACATCTTTCGAAATCTCCTTTTTGATTAAGCTTTTCATGCTCTTATCTTTTTAGGTCTTATTTTTGTTCTTTCCCATTTTACTGGTTGTTATTATTATTAAATAGTGATGATTTCACTGAGGAAGATATCACTTATTAACACTTCTTGTATTATATTAGACGGCTCTCTTTAAAACAACTCTCTATAGAAGAAATAGTTAAACCCAGTTCTGTCCTTATACAATGATCTAACTCCATACAATCTTTAGGGTCCACTTTTGTATACCATCTATGTTCATACACTTAGACTTCTCGAGGAACAAAACCATTAAAATTAATGTCTCACTCTTTAGCCCTTTCAAGTCGGTATCACAACAACTCAAGTAAAGAAGGAATGGGGAGTTCACAACTCACACTATCATATAAAGCTTAGCAATAAGTGGCCGGTGAGTTGAGCAATAAGTGGTTACTTTTGAGGTAATTTTATTTTTCAAAAAAAGCTTTTCAAGGGTCTCTTAGGATATACCAATTTCCGGATGAGGTCATATAACATCTCTTACTGCAAAAATCAATATCCCACCACTCTCTGACAAATATATCCTTGACACATTGTCCTAAACCAACAATCGCTGGTTATGTACTATCCTAAAGAGTAAAAGAACGTATTGCTGAAAAGACCTTCTATGAATCAACTCTTTCACAAAACACCACACAATCGTCCCCAGCCACTACTACCTAATGCCCAATATCTTTCAAGTAGAATTTTGTGTACAAGATTGTCCTTAGAGTGTTACCTAAAGTGGTTCTCGTTGGGTGGCCAGAAAAAGTAGTGCCCCTTAAGTAAAAAGTGGTTTTCTCTTACACTGATCAGTCTTTACTCATTTAAGGGTTGAGAACAACATTTAATTTGCAGTAGGGTTCTTTGAAAGTTTACATTGCTAATTTATGAACAGCAGCTGTATGATCAGGGATTTGATAGTAAGAACAAAGTTTGTCAATGTATGAGTATAATCGCTCGGAATACAGATTGATAAAAACATCATCTACTGCTTCTATATTTTCCCAATGTTAATTGCTGTCAAAAGCACTACCATCATAAGATATAGAGACAGGGTCCTAGAACTACTCCTTAGCTTTCAAGATCCGTAGTCTAAGACTGTCGGAATTATCAGCATGTGAAAATTCATTGAGAACATTTTTTATGTCTTTGAATATGTAATATTGCAAGTAAGTAAGGAGCCCACAATAATTTTCACTTGGGTTAAAAATCAACCTTGGTCTGTCACTAGTGGATCCATTCTCAGTAACAAAATGTGTTTCTCCACTCTTAACCATGCAATCAAAGTATCCCTAAAACCTTTTTGGTGTTGGGTGATGTAATTGTCAACGAATTGTTTCCCCATATTTGCTCTTTTTGTCTCTGGACCAATCTTTAAAAGTCAGCCATGTGTCTACATTCACAAAGTCCTCCAATGGATGCTCTTTAATCTTTGTGACCACATTACTGAGAAAAGAATGTGAAAACTATCTAAAAAGTGAAAGCACTTTTGAATCAGGATGCAACCTTGAAGCAAAATGGCGCAAAAATAAGGCATAAAGTAAATTCGTTTCACTTCAAGCACTCCATGATCTCTCGTGTTGTGCCTCCAATTATTGGTCAACTACATCGTAACCAGCCATACAAACTGTTTTGAATCTAGTGGAATCAATGCAGTGACCGTTTCACCAATATCTGAATAGCTTGTTCCAACTTTCTCAGTTGTGTTCCATCTAGTTGTTTTACAGACAGAGTGGCATATTGAATAAAGCAGAATACTACCCAATATACTGGAAAGAAGAATCATCTGGAATCCTCTTTACTTGCTCATATGGTATATTTTTCTATACTGAGACGTTCACATTAACCTGTCTAGGGCGAATTTTCAATAAATCCTCATACCCAGTAAAAACGAAAGAAGTGTTCTCCTTCAGAGCGTGTTCAAATCCATATTGAGTCATGTCTTTCTTATACAAAACTTTCTCTGTATTTATTTAGAACACTTTCTAGAAACTAACCTGTATTTTATCAGTTGAATTTCCATAATTGGTACCTTTAAGTACTTCCTCACAAATCATGAAATCATTTTTTGTCACCTATAAGACTTATTTCTTGAAAGATGTATAACTAGTAGATAAAAATCTGAAGTAATATGGAAGTGTCTAAAAAATTTATCTAATGTAATCATCAAGTTCTAGACGAGACATTTTCCGGACCCCTTGAACATCGATAGCTATCTCTCTGTCTTTGAAAAACAAGACTCTTTTAGGCAAGATGAAGGAATCCATATTCAACCACCTGCCATATTTGCAATCCCCCATGACTCATCCTACTTAGCCGTATTGAACTATTATTTACCTAGCGCTTGAAACATCAAAAAACAAATCACAGGTGCCGTACAGAGTTTAACAGTGTACGAGAATTTTCAACCACT